TCTCCGCCTTCCGGCGCGCCTCGTAGGCCTCCGGGTTTTGCAGCCTTTCGCGCTGCTCCTCAAGCGCCGCCATGCGCTCGGCGATTTCGTTTGTGCGCGCCATCATTTGGGAAACGGTTTCCTCGTCCATTCCCATTTCCTGTGCGTCGTTCAGCCCGGTCAGCGCATCGGTAAACTCGTTTTGCAGCGCTTCTTCCTGCGCGTCGAGCTGCGCAAGTTCATTGTCAATGGCCTGCATCCGCGCTTCCCGGTCGTCAAGCATAGCTTCCCGCGCCGCCGCGTCCTCCGCGATGACGGCCTTTCTGCCCGCCTGTCTCGCCTCTGCCAGCCGCTGTGCCGCCGCCTGCTGCATTTCGTCCGTTCTGCGCGCGGCGACCGCGCCCTGCTCGTTCGCGGTTTTCTGGTTTTCGCCCATGCGCACGCGCGCCTCGGTCATTTCCTTCTGCCGCGTCAGGTCGCCGCGCATCACCGCGTCGCTCGCTTCCGTGAACTGCGCCCGGCTGTTGTCCGCCGCCGTCTGCGCCGCTTCCGCCTGTGCGCGCGCCTCGTCGGCCTGCTGCTTGGCCTTTGCCGCGTGCGCCGCGCTTCCGCGCTCGTCCTTCCCGCTGATGATTTCCTCGGCAACGGCCTTGCTTTCCTTCTGCTGCCGCGCGTAGTCGTTGAGCAGCGCGCAGGCCTGCTCGTCGCCCAGTGTCTTTGTCACGTCCATGATGACGTTCTCCACGTCCGTCCGCTTGCCGCTCATCAGGTCTTGCGCCGCCTTCACGCCGCGCAGCGTGCCCACGCCGCTTCCCGCCGCGCCGGATAGGGAGAACAGCACCGCGCCGATGGCGTTCTCCACCGCGCCGCTGACAACGCCCTCCGCCGCGCCCTTCACGTCAAGGTTCTTGGGATTCAGCAAGTTCAGCGCCATATTCAGGCCGTCCGTGAACGTGATTTCCTCGCCCGCGTCCACCTTGCGGAAGATTTCGCCCAGCGCGTTGTCCGTCCAATTTGCCGACAATCCTTCAAAGAATTCGTCGTGAACCACTTCGTCAAATTCGTTTTGGGCAAACGCCTTGCTAAACGCCTCGCCAAACGTTCGAATCGCCGCAAGGCCTCTGCAAGCGCCCGCCGGGTTGCGGATGATCCGGCTTCTCGCGGCTTCCGTCAGCGCGCTCATGCCCGTCATTCTGCCCAATACGCCTTCGAACGTGCCGAAGTTCGTCGCGCAGTCAAGCCCCGTGTTCACCGCGCTCAGATATCGGGCGGAATCAATGCTGTACCCCTTTTGCAGATACTCGTCAAAGTTGTTCTTGAACCCGACGACGCTGTACCCCGTGTTAAAGCCGATCAGACTGTTGCCCGTCACCAGCGTCGTTCCCGCCGCCACACCGGCAGAAACCGCGTTGTAGGTCATGCCATTCACGCGCCCGAACCACTTGAATTCATCCTCCGTCGCGTTCGTGCGCATGTATCCTTCCATCGTCGCGATGTCCCGGCGCACTTCCGCGCTGTTCTTGAGGAAATCCCCCTCAAAATCCATCGGGTCAATGCCGAGCTGGTACACGTCCGCCGCGCCTGCCAGCGCCTTTCTCAGCGCATTGGCGTAGTTCTCGTCGAGCGTCCCGCTGGCGAGCGCGCTTTCAATGTCCTTTCGGTACTGCGTCCGGCCATATGCGCCGTATTCGTTCTGGTATCGGTTCTGGATGCGCGCCGCGTTGACGAGCACCATGCCTTGAGAATAGCCCGTGTACAGGCTGTCCTTGAAATCCAGATACCATTGTTCGCCGCCCGCGCGGATGCCCGCGCCGACCGTGTAGCTCGCGCCCACGCCCTGACCGAAGGGAACGTCCAGCGCCGCCATTTCCTCATCGGTGATCGCCGCGCCCTGCTGACTGATGCGGCTGGCCGCGCGCTCGCAAAGCGCGTTCATGTCCACGCCGCCCGTCTTGGCGTAGTATTCGTCCAGCGTCAGCCCCAGCGCAAGCGCCGTCTGCGTGTCCTCTTCGAGCAGCGCGTCCATCTGCTCCCTGAGCTGCGCCTGATAGTCGCCCGTGTCGATTACGCCCTGCGCGTCGAGGTTCAGCTTCACGCTGCTTGAGTCAAACGGACTGACCGCATTTTTGCTCGCGCCCGGCCTGAAATAGTCGTCCACCGCCGCCAGCCGCCCGACGTAGCCCATGTCCGCGTTCAACTCGTCCTGCCCCGCCTGCGCGTTTTGGCGCACCAGCGCGAGCTGTTCCTCGCTGGCCGTTCCCTTGAGCGCCGCCGTGCGCGCGTCGCTGAGCGCCTGCGCGCTCTTCTCTTCCTGCGCCCTGCGCATGTCGGCCTTGTCGAATAGCAGCTCGTCTCTGGCCGCGTAGATGCTTGCCAGCTCGTCCATCGCGTGTTCGTCCGTGGTGAGCAGGCGCTCCATCAGCGGAAGCTCCGCGTCGCCGCCCAGCGTCCCCGCCTGCTCCATCGCCTCGGCCTGCGCCGCCCATACGACCATCTGCGCCATCACGTCGCCCCGCAGCTCGTCCGGGAAGGAATCGCTCTTCATCACGTCGTACAGCGTCTTGACCGTCTGTCCCTGCGCCGCGATGTTCCCGTAGGTCACCGCGTCGGCCATGTCGTTTCCGACGATAATGCGCTGGCTGTCCGCTTCCGTCAGCGTGCCGATCATCCGCCGCGCGTTCCCGCTCTCTGCCAGCATGCGATCCAGTTCATCCTTGCCCGCGCCCTCGATCTGGTCATACCGTCCCTTGAGCAGCGCGTCCGCCGCCTCGCCGACGGTCTGCGCCTCGTGCATGCGAATTTCCGCGCCTGTTTCGCCATCGGAGCTGACGGAAGGAGTTGTCGCCATCCATTCCGCAAAGCTCATCCCGCCCTGCGCGACAATCCGCTCTTCCGGGGTCATCTGAACGGGGCCTTGCACCTCCGGCGCTTTGCCGTTCGCCTTGCCCGCCGTCGGGAAGCCCGGCGCGGTCGATGCCGTCATCGTTTGGGAAACAATCTGGCTCTGTGCCTTCGCCTGCGCGGGACTTTCGGCCTTTTCCTGTTCGGGCACTTTCCCGGTCAGTCCGCTCCAAAATCCCGGCTTCTTCTCTTTCTTCTGCTCTTCCTCGGTCGCGCGCGCTTCGTCTGCCGCCTCGGCGGGTTCGTCGCCTGCGCTTTCGGAAGGCGTTTTCCCGCCGGTGATGCCCGTGTAGGCCTTGTCCAGCGCCGCCGTCAGTTGGCTTTTCGCATAGTCGGAATATGCGCTTTCCTCGATCTCCTGCCGCGCCTTGAGGTAGGCCGCCGCGTCTTCCTCGTCGTGCTTTCCGTCGCCGTAGAATCGGCTCGCGTAGTCCTCTGCACTGTCCCTGTATTCTTCTTTGGTCAGGTTCGCGCTTTCAAGGAATGTGCCCACGCCGTCCGCATTTTCGCCGTAGAATCGGCTGCCCTCGGTCTGCGTCAGCGTCTTAAACGCCTTTGCCGCCCGCGCGCGCAGCGTGTCGTCCGCAATGGCGTTGATGCCGCGAATCACCGTCGCCGCGTCCGCCGTATTGGCGTTGATGCTCTGCCCGTCAAAGCCCATCAGGGGCATTTCGGCCAGCTCCAGCATGGCCGTCTTTCCGGCCTTCTGCGTCTCAATCTCCTTGAGCCGCTGCTTTTCGTTTTTCGCCCGCGTGTCGGCGTATACGCCGCCCGTGACCGTCGCATCCGTCATCTCGCGCATCGTGCCAATCGACGGCGCGTACTTCTGGTAGTTCGGGCTTTTCTGCTTCTTCACATGGGCGATGTATTCGTTCAGAAAGCCGTCGCGTTCCGTCTCGTCCGGAATCCGGCTCGCCACGCGCGCCGCGCTCTGGTTGGTCTGCTTGTCCAGATTGACCACAAGCGGCGCGGTCTTCACCTTCTGCTCGCTGGCCGGGCGCAGGCTCTCCTGTGCCGCCTCGTGCGCCCTCGCCGCTTCCTGTTCGGCCTGCCGACGCTTCGCTTCTCTCTCGTCAAACCATCTTGCCATGTGCTTCTCCTTATCTGATCTTGCTCGTGTTGCCCGGACTGTATCGCCCGTTGACCTGCCGCACGTTCACCGCCGCCGTCGTGCCGCTCGTCGTCTTCTTGCCGCCGGAGCTTCCGCTGCTTCCCGAACTCCCTGAACCCGTCGTGCTCGTCGTGTGGCCCGTCGCGTCGGTCGTGCCCGTCGTGTCGGTCGTGCCCGTCGTCTGCTGGATGCCGGTCGTCTGCTGTCCCATCGCGGCGGAAATGGCCGTCAGGTAGTTGCTGTTGTACTCCCGGCGCTGCGTGTCCTTCAGTTCCTGCACCTTCGCCGCCAACTGGCTGGCAAAGTCCGTGTTCAACCGTCCCTGCGTCTGGCTGTTCTGTTTCGCCGCCTGCGTGATCTGGTCTTGAATCTGCCCGGTCTTGCGCGCGTTCTCGTCCGTCAGCTCCCGTACAGCCTTCGCCAGCGCGTCGCCCTGATTGGCGAGCGTTTGCAGCGTGTAGCTGCTCCTGCCCATGCCCCGGTTCAGCGCCGCCGTCTCCACGTTCGCCTTGCTCTGGCGGTAGGCGCTGTTCTGCTCGTCGATGGCGCGCGTCAGGTTGGCCGCAAGGTTCGCGATCTCCTGCTCCTTGCTCAGCTTCGTCGTTTCAAAATTCTGCCGACTGGCCTCAATCCCCGCGTTGAGCTGCGGCCGCAGCAGGTTTTCCGCAAACGCCGCAATCTCCTTGTCCGTCATGTTCCCGGCCAAACCGCCGAGAATCTGGTTCAGCAATTCGCTGTCCAGCAGCTTCTTTGTCGTGCTCTGGCTTTGGCTCTGGCTCTGGCTCTGACTGTGCTCTCTGCTGTTTGTCGTCGAGGATTGAAACGTCTCCGTCGTCGTTCTTTTCGCCATGTTCTCACTTCCCTTCCAGCGCGTCTAACCGCTTTTTGATCTTCTCGATCTCCGCGTCCTTGAGCCTGTCCGCGTTCCAGCTCGCCATACAGAAATCGCGCAGGAACATCGTCAGGTTTCGAACGTATGCCGCAAGCGTCCCGCCCGTCTCCTGCGGAACTCTCGGTTGCTTAAATGCCATGATCACACCTCGTCAAGCGAATACTCCGCCTGCACCCCGCCGTAAATCCGCCAGCCCGCCGCCTTCGCGTGGCTTCTGATTTTCAGCTTCATCCGAACGCCGCTCACCTGAATCTTCACCCGGTAGTCCTTCCTCTGCCTTTGCAGCAGAACCACCCGCGTCTTTTCCCTGCGCTCGGTCTTGATCGTCATTTCAACCGGCACGTCGTTCTCGTCCGCGTCGGCGGTAAACCGCAGCACGAAGTCGCGCTTCATGTAGGCCTTGCCCAGATCGAGCCACGGCGTTTCCCACAGACATTCCATCGGCGCGCCCAGATAGCCGCCGCTTTCCGGGTCGCCGTATCGAATCACTTCAAACGGCTCGTCCGCCTGCGTGAAGTACACCGTCCCGCCGACGGCAAAGAAGTCCTTGACGCGCATGCCCTTTCGAACCATGAACGTCCCGCGCTCCGTGTCGTATTCGAGCACCGTGTTGTTTTCGCTCAGAACGTCGCTCTCGCTTTCCTTGATGCACATCGCCAGATAGTAGATGTGATTGCATACGCAGGCTCTCGCCGCGCTGTCCATCCCCTCCATGCGCATCCGCATCGTTTCATACAGCGCGTCCCGGCTGAGCAGCCGCAGCGTATTTCCGTCGTACAGGCCGATTCCGTTCTGCGACAGGTACAGCATGCTCGTCCTGTCCGTGCAGATGCTCCGCTCTTCGACGGGGCCATCCGTGCCGTAGGCCTCCGTGATCGTGAAGCTGCTCGGGTCGGTGCCGCGAATTTCGAAGATCGTCTGCTCCTTCACCGCCAGCAGATACCCGCCGAAGGGTTCCAGCGCGATAAACTTGTCGCCGTCCCATGTCGGCTGGTTAATCACGCCGCCGCCCAGCTCCGGCGTTTCAGCAACATTCGTCCAGTTGAACGGGTCGTATGGCCGCGAATAAAAGATGCTGTCCGGATATCCTTCCGCGCCCGTTCCCCAGATGCGCTCCGCGTGCCGTCCCAGCGTCGCGAACTTCACCTCGGCGTATGCGTCGCCAATCGTCAGCGCCTTCTTTTCCACCCGAAGGTCGCTTCCGTATACCGCGATCATGCCGTCCTTCGCGTTGGAGAGGATCAGGATATCCACCGTCGCCCCGCTCTCCGTCGTCTCGTAGGTGACGGAAGACCACACGTCGCTCTTGTACCCCTCCGAGCGCTTCACCCAGCCCTCCGTGCCCATCGTGTAGGTGTAAATCGCGCCGCCCGCCGCCGCAACGTACACGTCCGCGTCGTCCGGTCTCGTTCGCCGATAAAACCGCGCCAGCGTCTCAATCTGCGCGCCCAGCGCCGGAAACGCGCGGCTCGTGCCGTAGCTCGAAGCCAAAAGCCCGCGCTCTGTGCGGATGTTCTGCGCAAGGTAGGCGTAGTCGGTGTTGATGTTCGTGTCGCCCGCCGCCTGATATACGCCCTTTGGCGTGGGGATTGTGAACCGCCCCTGATAATCGCTGTCTGAAATGCTCATCTGCGATACCTCGCGTCCGTGACCTCGTATAGATGCTCAAACCGCGTCACGCTGCCCATGCCCTGCGGCCTGATCCGCTGCATCGTCTGGTAAAAGCTGTTCTGGTAGAACTGCGCCCGGCTCTGCTTGGCCAGATTCCCGCTGGACAGATGGCGGTAACAGATGTAGTCCGCAAGCGCCGCGTGCGCATATTCCGGAATTTGCGGCTCGTCGTCCCCGTCCTCCATCGGGTAAAACGCCACTTCGCATACGGCGCGCAGCGTCTTTCCCGCCAGATCAACCCTCCAGATGTGCAGCCCGCGCCCGTCCGGGTCAAGGTCATAGCCCACGTCGCGGCCGTATTCGTCCCTCAGCTCCACCACGCGCGTGACCAACAGTCCCGGAACGGGCGCATTCCCTTTCTCGTCCACATCGACGCAGAACGTCCGGCGCGGTTTCAGGTATTCGCGAACCGCGATGTCATAGCCCATGTTCGCGTAGACCTTGAAACTCTCCTCGTACTCGCTTACGTCCTCCGCGTCCTCGTCCAGTTGACGAAGCGCGTGCGCGATCAACTGTGAAAGCGTCAACTGATCACATCTCCCCGCAGTTCTTCAGAATTTCCAGCACCGCCGCCGGCATTTCGCAGATCGTCCCGCACATAAAGTAAAAGCTCACGCCGTTCAGCCCGGCAAAGACCACGTCGTCCCGGCTGCCCGGTGCCAGCGGCAGGCTCACCTTCACCACCTCGCCGTCCGCGCAGCCCGCGTCGGCCATCAGCTTTTTCAGGTTCTCCTGCGTCTTTTTGCACTTACCGGAAAGCATCGCGCTCGTCTTTTTCATCGTCGCCGTCGTATTGATATTTGCCATTCTCTTTTCCTCCATTCTTTGTCAAAACTTGCTCGTTCCCCGTACCCTTTTCCCCAGACCTCCCTCTTCGAGGGAGGGGGACCGCCCGCAGGCGGTGGAAGGAGTTCCCG